ACTGGGGTCCGCACTCGATGCGCTCAATATTTCCCTGAAGGCTGTGGCCTATACCGCGGCTCTGATCGCCGACACCTTCAACGTCATCGCCGGTCTGCTGCCGCGGAACTGGGGCAGCGGCATGGCAAGGACTGCGCTCGGGTGGAACATGGAAGAGGGCCAGCTGAGCAACATCCAGCAGCTGAAGTACGGCAGCGGCGAATACGCCACGAGCGTCTATGACCAGGCTACCGGCAAATGGATCGGCAATGGCTACAACGCCACCGGCAACGACAACTGGCGCGGAGGCCTGACATGGGTCGGTGAGGCCGGTCCGGAGCTGGTGGCTCTGCCGGGCGGATCGCAGATCCTGAACGCGCAGGACAGCCGGGGCTTCGGCGGTGATACCTTCTACATCACCATCGACGCTGCCAGCGTCCGGGAGTTCAACGACATCGTGGAGATCGCACAGAGCGCCAGGGTGCGCAGAAGAATGAGGTGAGGGCATGGCAATACGGTCTGTTACCATCAATCCTGTAAAGCTCTATCAGTACGCATATCTGAAGGCTACCGGCAAGTATGTCGTCGCAGAGCTTTCCAGCGACAGTTTTTCGATCCACTACCTGTACGGCGAGGCTCTTTCCCAGTGGCTTCTGGCCGAGATTGCGGATATGTCTTCCACTCTCGGCTCCTATGCTCTCGTCCGCGCAGAGGGCCGTTGGAGGGTGTCATCTACTGACACGTCCATGATCTATTACAACCGGGCTCTTTCCGGCCCATTCGGCTCCTTTCCTATACCAAAGCCGGAATCCGGAGCCTATGGCCCTCCCTACCATATCGTCAGAGATGCTGACCCGGCACCGGGTCACAACGTCTACCTCGACACGTACAACGAAGCAGCGACTGCAAACAATAAAGCATATACGGCATATATGATGCTGAAGAACCGGGCCGTCCTGCTTGAGGCTCCGGTCAGCGGAACCAAGACGGCAGTCGCCTATACGACGCTGGAGAATGGGTCTCCGCCTCAGATCATCATTTATTACGACGATTCCAATCCCGTCCCCTGTGAGATCGGCAGCATTACCGGCATGACCAGCGGGTACAGGAATCCGCGGTCAGAGCTCTCCGTCTCCTGGACGCTGCGGCGCAAATCGGATGCTGACTATTATTGCCTGGACGGGTTTGAGACAGCCAGTGCCACTCTGTACTGGAGAGAAACCGGAGATACAAACTGGAACAGCATCGCAGCTGCTTCCGGGGCTTCCTCGATCAGCATCTCCGCTAATACTTTCCCAGCCGAGAGCTCCATCGAATGGTATGTAAGCGTCACCGATACGCACAACTACACCGCGACAAGTCTTACATATACTTTCTCCACTACGGACGGCGCTGCAGTCGCGACTCCGCTTCTGCCGGCAGGCATGATGGTCAATGGCGGAATCGATAACGAGTTTACCTGGTCTGTAACAAACACAACCGGCCAGCCGCAGACCAGAACCGTCGGCTACTGGGCAACGGATACCGACGCTGTATCCTGGAACACGCTTTTTGATCTCTCCACCAATGCCATGTCATATGTGGTTCCGGCTGGAACGCTTACCGGCGGGACGATCTACTGGAAGGTCCAGGCTTACAACCAGGACAGCGAGGCCGGCCCGATGTCTTCCCCTGTTTCGATTTCCGTGGTCGCGCCTCCGGCAGCGCCTTCCGGTGTCGCTGCATCGCAGGTTCCCTTCTCGACAATCTCCTGGCAGTCTGACGGTCAGCGTGCGTATGAGATCAGCGTGGACGGCACCGTCGTCAAGAAATCCTTCGGCGCTGACGTCTACAGCTACAAACTGTCGGAACCCCTGTCTGACGGACAGCACACGATCTCCGTGAGGATTCAGGGCGTTTACGGCCTATGGTCCGCCCAGTCTTCCACTGTCTGCAATATTGCTAACAGCCCGGACGCCGAGCTGATCCTGTCCGGCCAGTTTGATGTCGATGCGGAGCTCACATGGACGCGAACTCCGATTAACGACGGCCAGAGCTACTGGATCTACCGGGACGGCAGACGGATCGGGCACAATGACGAGGGCGAGTTCATCGACCGCTTCGTGCTGGGTGAGCACAGTTACTACATCATCGAAGAGCTTACAAACGGGAATTATAACAGATCCCAGACTATTACCGGCATTATGAAGAGCTGCATCACCCGGATTTCTCAGATCGACGGTTTCGCCTGGCTTGATCTTCCGCTGAGCGAAAACAGCAACAGCAAGCAGTCCTTCTCATGGTCCAAGCCTGTCACGCTGCGCCACGTATCCGGGGCTGCATATCCCATCGCGGAGCTGTCTGCGTTTGAAGATCGGTCTGTTGTCTATGACTGCGCTTTCACCGACGTCGCTTCCGGGCGGGAACTGGAAGCCATGCGCGGAAAGACCGTCATCATCAAGAGCCGGGGCGGCGAGGTCGTGATCGGTCCGCTGACAACCCTCGATAAGGTCACCGGAGACTTTTACATCGTCTACCGTTTCACCATTCAGCAGATTCACTGGGAGGATTTTGTCGATGACGCGGACAGTTGATGTCATCTTCCGTATGATACGGGAGAATGCAGATCTCTGTGATCTGCAGGCAGCCTCGGATGCTGTCCCGACGCTGCGCATGAATGCTGACAGCTCCATCCACATGTCTCTTGCCGGAGACTTTGTCGCACCGGAAGAAGACATCAACTGGCTGACCGACGAGCTGAAACCCATCCTCGTGATCGACGGCACGGAATACCCTCTGGGCATTCTTGCCGTCGCCACCGTGGAAACTCTGGCGAACGAGTACGGCAGCCGGATCCATCTGGAGGCATACGACAGGAGCTGGTACCTGAAGAACACGCAAACCCAGAGCCTCCTTTACTTCCCAAGCGCAGGGAAATACACGGACGATCTCAACTACCTCCTCACGCAGGCAGGAATCACGAACCAGCGACTTACTCCGTCAGACATTACACTGCAGACTGCGCGTGAGGACTGGAGTATTGGGACAGATTACCTGACGATCATTAACGAGCTCGCCGAGGAGATTAATTATTATCACATCTGGTTCGACTCGGATGGCTTCGCCGTCATCGAACCGGAAACAGATCCCGAAACCGGTGAGATCAGTCACATCCTGGACGCCAGCAACGTGATGAGCCTGATGCTTCCGGAAACGCAGATTTCCATGGACTACTTCTCTTCTCCGAATGTCTTCACTGTGCTGATGATAAACCCCGATAAATCCCTGATGAAGGCGACGGCGATCAACGACGACCCGCAAAGCCCGATCTCCGTCCCCCGGCGCGGACGCCGGATCATGAAAACCGTCACCGTCAAAAACGTCGGATCCCAGGCGTGCCTGCAGGCCATGGCCGACAGCATGTGCAGCAAAAGCAAACTGAGAACGGACAAGATCATGGTAAAAACCGCACTCCTTCCCGGATTCGGCCTGAACGAGCTGACTGCTCTGAATTACGGAGGCGAATCCTCCATCTGCATCCAGAAGGGGTGGACGATGGAGCTGGCCACCGGCGGAACCATGACTCACAACCTGGAAAGAGTGGTGAGTGGTGTTGATTGATTTTTTTGAAGAGCCTGCGCTCGACCAAGAGCGCACGCCAGGATCCGTCTCCGGTGACTTTCTGTTTGCGACGGCGAAAACTTCTACCGGCAGCGGATCGGCGGCTTCTCTGAAGCTGCTGTTTGACGGAGACACTGATTATTCGACAAAATACTACAAGACACTGAACGGGACGTCCATCTCGAGTGGATCCCGCGTGCTCGTGCTGAAAGTCTCAGGATCCTATATCATCCTGGGCAGGATTCAAAGCTGAGAAAGGAGTATTCACCCATGGCTATAAGACGGGCTTGCAGTTATTCTGCGACTATTAAAACACCGAACCTGCCGAGCACTTACTCAGAAATGCTTGTAACCTTTCAGCAAAATAAAACCAATTTGATCAGCAAACACAAGAACGAATTAACCATAGCCGGCGACAGAGTTGTCGTGAGTTTAAATCAGACGGAAACGAAGAAGTTCGTGGCTGGAAAGCCAGCCTTTCTGCAAATCCGGTGCTACGCAGCAGAATATGATGCTCCAGGGTCAGCTGCCTGGCCTCTTGATGTCCGACCGGCGCTGGATGACACCATTCTGGGAGGAGGTTCCTGATATGAGCGCGATTTATGAGTGTGAATGCGACAGCTTTGAGATGTACGAGGAGCAGGACTCTTTCGAAATGGCTGAAGCCGTTCCCGGCCCCGGCGTCCCGTCTGGAGGATTGACTGGGCAGGTCCTGAAGAAAAGGTCTGATGAGGATTTTGACACGGAGTGGGCTGATGAATCCGGCGGTGGAGGAGGAACCTCAGATTATACCCAGCTTTCCAATAAACCACAGATCAACGGAATCACACTTGCCGGGAACAAATCCGGCAGCGATCTGGGGCTTGTAAATGCCGAAACCGGCAAAGGGCTTTCCACCAATGACTACACCACGGCTGATAAGAAGAAGCTCTCTGGGATCGAGGCTCAGGCGAACAAGACCGTCATCGACAGCACACTTACCAATGCCGGTCAGGCTGCCGATGCGAAGAAAACCGGGGACGAGATTAGTGCCGTAAAGGATGATATCGAAGATCTGCAGGATATTGCCGGAGACGGCGCCCTGGATTCCGACTTCACGGCCACCGATCTGACCGGCGCTGCGAACGAATTGAAGGATGATGTCAGTGATTTAAGGAACACCTTAAATCAACTCATTCAGGAGTCTGCGTTTGAGATTGTCGATGATAACGGTGAGTTCAAACTGTACTGGTACGGCGCACAGGGAGAATGCCCGTACACGATTGTTTATGAAAATGGAGTATATAATCTCTATTTCAATTATACAACTGCATAAGAAGGGAGAAAGTTGAATGAGTACAAGTTCGGCTTTAGTTGGAACGGTAGGCAAGTCGATTTTTGCCTCTGATTCTACTCTCGGCAATAACAATGCCGGGTTTCATAACAGTATATATAGAGGGAAGAATCTTGGTTCGTCTGTAACTGCGGCGCAGTATGCCGAAATCAGCGCCGGGACTTTCAACGATTTGTTTATCGGTGACTATTGGGTTATCGGCGGTGTCAATTATCGGATCGCGGCCTTTGACTATTGGCTGAACACCGGTGACGGAAGTCGCTGCCAGACCCATCATGTTGTCATTGTCCCAGACAGTTCGCTGACCAGCGATAAGATGAACAATTCGAATGTGACAACCGGCGCGTATATCGGCTCCGATTTCTATACCGGGGCAAACAGCAACACTGCCAGAGCTACCGCACAGTCAACGGTCAAGAACGCTTTCGGATCGGCGCATATTCTGTCGCATCGTGAATATCTCATGAATGCGGTCACAAACGGATATGAGTCCGGGCAGTCTATCTACGATGTTGAAATTGAGCTGATGAACGAGCCTATGGTATATGGTTCGAATATTTTCCATAATATTCAGAACGGAACGAATCTTCCGTCCAACTATACCATGAGCAAGAGTCAGCTGCCTCTGTTCCAGCACCGTCATGACCTCATTGGAAATGGTGGCACCTGGTGGCTGCGGGATGTGGTCTCGTCCGCCTCCTTCGCTCTTGTCGCCAGCCATGGTTACGCGGGCAACCTCAACGCGTCCAACTCTCTTGGCATCCGCCCGGCCTTCGCAATCAAAGCGTAGCGGATCATTAATCTCCGCCCCTCGTGGGTGGAGATGGGGAAGAACATGAGTGTACCAAAGGGAAAACGAAATCAGTCCAGATTTGAAGCGCAGCATCATTTCTTTCAGTTACGGGCGGACATAACAGATTTGATCCTCAACGACTTCGGATTCTCGCCTGAGAAGTATGCGGCCAAAATGGAGAAATACAAAGAGAACCATATGAACTCTCCTGATCTTGACGGTGTACTCCAACGGTGGGAAAAGAAGAACGAGAGCTTTTCAGCTTGGTTTGTAGACGAAGAAGCAAGAGAGATTCTTCATTTACTCAGAGAAATAGAACGAAATTTCACGATGGGCAATTCCATATATCCCGGAGAAGGCCCGTCAAAGCTGTTTGAATTTATCGAAAGGCGCAAGTACATAAACCGTGCCATCGGTCTGTGTTACACGCTGAAGCAAGAAATCAATTATGTCCTGAAAACTCTTCCGGTCGATTTCAATAAGTATAAAAGATTTGCTGAATCCATTGATACTCAGATAAGTCTTTATAAGGGAGTCCGGAAAGCGGACAATCGGATGTTGAAACCGAAGAAGGGCGAGATGCCCGGAGAGGTAGAGGCTAAGGCATCGAACGTCTTTGATATTGTTGCGATGACGATGCGAGAAATCGGTCAGGCAATGGAAGACGAAGAATGACTAAAACGGGGTGATCTTTGTGTGGCAACTGGTGGCTGCGGGATGTGGTCTCGTCCGCCAACTTCGCTAATGTCAACAACAATGGTAACGCGAACAACAACAACGCGTCCAACTCTAATGGCATCCGCCCGGACTTTGGGAACGCATCATAAGACCTCAAGATAGGCGGCGTTCCTCCGAAGGGAAAGGTCATCCCTGCCATCAGGCTAAAAGACAGTGCAGAGATGCAGAGCCGCATGCACCGGTTTGCCCTATGTGGTGAGTTACGACAAGCCAATAGCCGGGACTTAATCCGAAAGGAAGTGCATATCAATTAACACTAAGCTATCCGACATGAACCTGCTGTATGAGGGATTCAAACGTTCCATGAAGGGGAGCGCATGGAAAGAAGAGCCACAACGATTTGAAATTGATCTTCTGTCAGAACTGACAAGTCTGAGCAGGGAGATCGAAGATCGTACCTATCAGACCTCAAAGGGTACGGAGTTTACTCTGAACGAGAGAGGAAAGATCCGTCACATCCACGGCGGCAGAATGAGAGACCGGGTTGTCCGGCACGTTCTGTGCGATAACGAACTGTCAAATTCTTTGCACAAGTACCTGATTCATAACAACGGTGCTTCTCAGAAAGGCAAAGGAATAAAGTTCGCACGGGATATGTTTGAGCGTGATCTTCACAATTTTTGGCTGAAGCATCGCACGAATGACGGCTATGTTGCGTTCGTGGACTTTTCTAAGTTCTATGACAATATCCAGCACGACAAGGTCAGAGACATGATCTACCCTAAGATCGGCGAGGAATCGCAATGGCTGCTGGATGAAGTTCTGGAACGGTTTTCCATTGATGTTTCCTATATGGATATGAGTGAGTTCCTGCAATGCATGGATAAGAAGTTTGATTCGGTCTGGTATTACGAAAATGTACCGGCGTCCATGAGAACCGGCGAAAAGTCAATGGATAAGGGAGTGGACATCGGAGATCAGGTCTCTCAGGAAATCGGAATCTTCTTCCCGACCCGCATTGACAACTATGTGAAAATCGTCCGAGGATGCAAATGGTACGGTCGGTATATGGACGACATGTACATCATTTGCAGAGATAAGGACGAATTGGAGTCTATTCTTGACGGAGTTGCAAAGCAGGCGAAACAACTTGGGCTTTTCATCAACGAGAAGAAGACACGGATTGTGAAATTGTCGGATACCTTCAAGTTCCTGCAAGTTAAGTATTCCCTGACTGAGACGGGGAAAGTTATCAAGAGAATCAACCCAAAGAATGTAACCAGAGAGCGCAGGAGAATGAAAGCATATAAGCGGCTCATGGTAAAAGGGAAGATGGCTTATGATGCTATTGAACAGGCTTGCAGATCGTGGATGGGGAACTATGCCCCGATAATGAGCAAAAAGCAGATCAAACACATGAAAAGCCTGTATCAAGAGCTTTTCGGGAAGGAGCTAAGATGGAAACCGCAACCATTATCTTCAAAGACGGCACCGAAATCGAAGCAGAAGTCAACGGCAACAACCTGATCACGGCGGAAGAGCCTGATTTCCCTGAAGACTTGTCCCTTGTCATTGTCAGAGGCGATGACTTTGAGTGGATTTACCACTACGCTGAGATTACGCAGGCCGCCGGGATCGACAACCGCTATTGGTTTGTTTTCACGGAGATTCCTGAAGACGTCCGGGAGATTCGCCAGCTTCGTGCCGATAACGACATGCTGACCGAATGCATTCTGGAAATGAGCGAGATTATTTATGGTGAATAATCTCAGGCTGTTTATTATTCAACTGCTGATAACGAAAGGAGAACGAGAAATGTTAGCAATGCTTTGGGCAAATCAGATTATCCTTGGCAAGAAGACCTTCTCTCAGGTTCCTGCAAAGCTGAAAGCACAGGTTCGGGAAATCCTGATCGACGCCGGGTGCGAAGACCTGATTGACGAGTGAGGTGTGAGAAATGGTTAATTTTTGGGTAGAAGCCATTATCGCCGGGAAGCGCAAGTTTCATCAGACCCCGGCAAAGCTGAAAGAAGCTGTCAGGGCAGAGCTGATCGCCAGAGGCCGCGAAGACCTCATTGATGAATAAGTCCGAGTTTAGCTAAGGCAGACCTTAAATGTTTCCCGTAAATACCAGCATTTACAGGGAACCTAATTTGTGGTAGAATGAAAAAGGAGAGGGGCTACCCTCAATAGCCTCTCTCCTCAAGCCAAGGGATGATGGCTTTGTTGAGAACCCACGCCTTTGATCTTTCCTCGTCCTCACAGTATTTCTCAAGACGGGAATAGGTATCAGGCGGCAGGGACATAGAGAACTTGACATGATGTTCTCTCTTGTCCTCTTCGCCAAAGCGTGGACGCCCTCGCCGGGTTTCTTTCTCCACAGGCATCACCTCAGACCAATTTTACCATGAATGTCAAGGGGGAACTATAATGAATGACCAGCTTTGCAGACTTGCTTCATTTCTATCTGAATACTGCCAAACTATTGAGGGGTGTCCAATCCTCCCGCCTGATCCAGAATATCTAAAATGCGCGGTTGAAGCACTGATAAAGGAAAAAATCTTTACGCCTGACGATTTAAAGAAAAAGGCGATTGCTGATTATAGCGTCATAATCCCTTATGATTGGTTTCCTAAAACAGCTTAAATTGACGAAATGGTTTAAGGGCGCAAAACTCTGTTTCCAAAAAAGTGCCGAAAATGCCCGTAAATACTGGTAGTTAGCGGCAACTAATTTTGACAGCAGACTTCTCGTTCTCCACGTCCTTCTCGGAGGCGTTGACCCGCTTGAGCTCTTTGGACATGCGGCAGAGCGCCGTGATGAAAACCATGTAGGCGTTGACCTCGTCCGGGGTCAGTTCCCGATCGAACCAGTCGAACACGACGCGATCATCTTCCATCGTCAGCCGGATGTCGCTCGCGCCGAGCGCCCTCTTGATCAGGCTGCCCTTGGCGTCCAGGAGCTTGGTGAGGTTGCTGACCGAGACGGTGTCGTATGGAACCGCAATGGAGAGGCGGGTTTCTTCCTCTTCTGGCTCCGCCGCCGGAGTCTCGAACTGGAAGCCCTCGTCGTAAAGGTGCTCTTCGTCAGCCATTCGTCCAATGCTTTCTGGATACACCAAGAACGATTGGAACGGTCTTCCTCTTTCTGGTATTTTCCCAGTCGAGCAATTATTGATGGCGGCAATGTGATGTTGAAACGCTCAAAGCCCTGTTCCTCAATACCACGGCGAGAGCGTCCACCAAGTTCACCCATAGCATACACCTCCAGCATC